GGAAAGCCAAAGGATTCGTAGAAACAGAAATCAAGGAGGCCAAGAAGATGAACGGAACAAAACCAGGCTATAAGACAACGGAATTTTGGCTGCAAGTCGCATTGCAGATTGGAAACTTATGGGGAGCCGTCTCAGGTTTCGTGCCCGCCAAATACTCCGTAATTATCGCAACAATCGGAGCCGCTGTCTATAACATCGGACAGATAGTCCTAAAAACAGTAACAACGGTTCAGCAGGCGAAATCAGAATCTACGACAGTAACGACCAGCGAACCCGTTACGACAATTACAACGCCTGCTTAATGAACTTGCGGCACTTGAGGGTTTGGCAGTCCGACCCCAAAGGCATGTAACGCATAAATAACAGCCGCGATAACGCTGATAATAATAATCAGGTTTTTCATTCCGGCTGGCATGGGAATATAAGTGACTAACGCCCATGCGATAAGTCCGATGATTGCAACAATGAGTAGCAGTGTCAGTATTCCCATTTAATTATCTCCAGTAGTTAGGCACTAGACTTGTCCATCCAACTCGTTTCGTTTTTGTTCCAAATTGCTTATCTAAAGATGAATCCAAAATTCCAAATCTAATCTTTTTCAGTTCCTTAACTGAGACAGTCTTCCGCGGCATAGGTTTCTTTTTAGTTCCTTCGACGAATGTGAAGCGGGGTCCCTTCATTTTAAGACCTCTTTCATGTGCGCCTGGGCTTCCCCTCTTTTAAGTTGTTGGGGGGTAAATCTAAAGATACGCCATCCAAGCTTCCCGGCTTCGTTGTACTTTTCCATGTCCTTAACAAAACCTGATCCCCTCGTATGTCGACCGTGTACCCATACTGCACCCTCAATCTCAACAGCAACGTGCTGATCCGGCCAAGAATAGTCAAAACGCCACTTCCGGGTTGGGTGTAACTTGTACTCTTTTTCGGGTGTCTGGATTTCATAAGGAGCCCACACTAAATCCATCTAGAACGGCACTTCCTCCGCCGGAATAGCTGATTCAGGTGGCTCTGCGTCTGCCTTTACCTTATCGCCTACCGGCTTAATCCGCACCAAATTCTGGAAATCTGGGTTCTTAGGGTTCGTTTCCCACATTGTTTTAATACGGATTCCTTTAAGGTTATCTAGATCAAATTCCATGAATGGCTTAGCCCCTTCAACTAACGGAAGGACATAGGTTTTGAATAGGTTTGATTTCTCGGAGTAATTGAAGGTAAGCCAGCCGGAGGATTTTGGTTTGTCATATCCTTCAAGCTGCATGAAAATCTTAACTGCCGGGGCTACTCTCTCTTTGCCCTTAAACATCGATCTATGCTCCATTTCATACTCAATGTCTAATATTTCTCCGGCTATCCATTCATCTTCTTGGACTTTAATTGGTTTGGGTCTTGGGGGTGGTAACATTAGGTTTCTCCTTTAGTTTATAGCGGTTAGAAACGACTACTTTTTCAGCATTAGGCAAACAGGTTTGATGGAACGGGCAGTAGAGGCAGGGCCAGGGATAAAATCCTTTGGGGTCGGGCGCGAATGGTCTGACTGGGAGGTTCTCCTTGGTTGCGTTTTGAATTAAGTTAATTCGAAACTTAATATCTCTGACAATAGCCGGATCCTTGCTAATGGTCATCTCCGATAAAACACCGGCATCCTTATTAAGAGCTACGATCACGCATTCATTAAGGTCTAAAGCAGTCATGTAGGCGTTGCATTGATACCTGTACCCTTCATCTAGAACGCCTCTTTCAAAATCTTTAAAGCTAAAACTTGACATCGACTTAACTTCTAATAGGTACCGCTTACCAGAATCAATTAGGATTCCGTCGGGATGCCCTGGAACTCCATTGATCTGAACAGTTGATTGCTTATCGCCAGTAGATTCAATGACGCATCCAGCGGCCTTTGCTAGTCCAACTACAACTAGTTCTGTTAGATCACCCATGGCAAATACCATTCTGGCTCTAGCGTCAATAGATTTGCCGTTTTCAGGAAACCCAAGAATGGAATAAGCGGATTGGCGAGGACAACGCCCTATAGAGGACAATCTGAGTGATCGGCCTCTTTCTTCCCTAGCTCCAAACTGCCTGGAAAATGATCCCGATGACATCCTGGCGATATCGTCCAGAATAGATTGCTCAATGGACTTCCCTTCACCTGCTAGATATTGATGAATCTTTTCGACTATCATTTGCGCCCAAAAATCTCTTGAACGCTCAGGCCACGTGATGCCCTGGCGTACAGCGTACTAGCGACAAGATTCAATTCTTTCGCCCAATCGGGAATTATCTGGGTCTTCCCGTTAAAGGTCAGAAGCAAACTGTTACGTTTATTTCGCGTTTGTTCCTTCATGGTTACCCATCGGCAGTTTGATGGCTCGTAATTGCCGTTAACATCTATACGATCTAACGTTAATCCAGCCTCAGGATCTCCCATATCATTACGGAAGTTTTCAAATGTATTCCATCTCTCACATATTTTTATTCCGCGACCTCCATAATGCCTATAATTTTGATCGGTCTTGGTCCGACAACGGCCGCGCATCGCTTTCCAAACACCGTATAACTTCGAATTCGTTCGGCCATGCTTAGTAGTGACTCGCTTTACGGTTTCAATCTGGAAACATCCACAGGATTTCGTCATACCGTTACGCAGAGTCTTTGTGGTTCTCACGCATTCCGTTCCGCAGTCACATATACAAAGCCATGCCGTTCGATCCATTTGTCTGTCTTCCCGCAACGCCGTAAGGCGACCAAATCGTTTTCCTGCGACGTTAAGCTTGCTACCCATTTAATCCCGCCGCCTTGCGCCATTCAAAAAGTAATTGACGCTCTGTCAGGTCTCTATAGTCTGGAAATCCATAGACGTAGCCACAGACTCGCTCCGCCGCTTCCAGCCGGGCGAGGAGGGCAGGCAACAATCCAAAAGCCTCCGTTGTATTCCAGTCTCCTGGACTAATAGCTGAGATTTCTTTCAACCGCTTCAAATCGTCGTCGGTAAAGGTCATTTAGTCCCCTTATTCAGTTCAGCGATAAATACATCCACTATCGTCAGAGCCTCGTGTATTACTTTTACTCCATCCACATTGATAAGTTGAACTTCACCACTCCCATATCTTCCGCCAATAATTGCTTTTAAAATTTCAATTGCAAAGTATTCGCGCTTGGTGAGACCAATATTTTCAGGCTTACAGTTTGGACAATGAATCGCTGGATCGTTCGGATTAGTCATTCGATTTCCTCGCTAGGTCGACTAGTTCAAGCAATTTCTTCCTAACCGCTACCATCCCAGCATCAATACTTGTATTGCTAGGAATCCAATAAAGTAGATCGACTATATCTTTGACCTTCTCTTCAATCGGGTCGGGTTTCTTGTGGCAATCGCAATGACATTTATGAAAGTCTCGGCATTCGCAACCATCGACATAGCACGGCCCATCTGTTCGATGAATCACCTTCCCTTGACCACATGTGCATGTCAGCATTTCTTCTCCCCTAGAGCAGATTTGGCTACTCGCCATGTCATGGATAATGAAAAACCAGTCGGATTAATAAATTCATGATGTTTCAAAATCTTCTCCAACGCCTCGCGCAGCCGCTCATTCTCCCTGGCATACTTTTCGCATTGCAAACAAAATCCAGTCTTGCCGGATAGTCTTGTCACTTCGGCCTCAAGCTCACAAATTCTGCATTGCCGCTTTAGACTTCCGTGCTCACAGACTTTGCCTAACATCCATCGCTCCTCTTTCGGTCTGACTAGCTTCTAGGGCTGTTCAACTTTCGTCAATGTTTCCGAATCTGCCAACACAGGCCCAACTTCGTCGATTTTCTCAGACGGTAAAAGTTGCCAACGACGGTACTTAAATGCCAGAAAGTAGCTCTCCGGGCTATTTAGCGTACAGCATGGCATAAGGCCCATAAATGACCCTCAAGGTCGAAGTCTTGCTTTGCCACAACGTTCTGCCTTATAAGGCTTTTTAGTTCTTCGATACGTTTGTTGCGGTCCATTGCGTGAGGGTCATTGTCTTCAACAAAAATGTCTTTTCGTTTATGACATTGTTCCCATTTGTCTTTTGTGACCCAATCTCGATTCTGGGAAAAGAAGACATTATCGGATTCCTTTTGAGCATAGAGCCAAAGGTTCCCACTGTCCAATGGCCGAAAAACTGCCTTATACTCTGCGGCCTTCAATTGAGTTCTGTCCGTCGCAAAACCTTCAGAAAGCATGTCTACAACTGATAACGTTGGCATAGGACACGCCATTTTTACAGTAGGGACAGGTCCAGCCAAATTAATTAGATGCCCCTCGTGTGTGCCGTCTAAAATCAATCCTCGAATCATCGTTGGACCCCTGTTGGCAGAAAATTAAATGCGTCCATTTGCTCCGTCTCCGTCGATAAAATCTGTTGCGTAGCTTCTAGGGCTACTCGCTTAAAGTGTTGGCCCTGGCCTTACTTTCTTGCTGGTTCAGGATCATGTTCCGCAGGGACGTAGCTGTTGGCTGCACGGTAATCTCAGAAACGATCACGTTTCGCCAGGAAGCCAATTGACTCATAGGGTCAAGCCCTCATTTTGCGCTTCCATCTGCCTCACCGTAACACAGGCAGCCAAATCGAGTCGGGGCGTCATTTCGGGTACTGATCAGGCCATTTGAGTCGACGACTCCCACAAGCGCAACACACTAGATGAGCTTTTCCGTTATAAATATCTTCTCCACAAAAACAATGTTCGTGCATTTGTAAATCGCTCATCGCATCAGCACCAAGGACATCTGACCATTAGGATCATCGGGGGGCTGCATGACATACAGATTGTCCGATGGCTTCTCCGCCTTAATGCAATCGATCCGGTAGCCCTTTTTGCGGAGATCAGCACACCTCGAAGCAAACTTGTAGCCCCACGGATGCTTGAGAACTTGTCCCAAAGTTAAACGGTATCCGTACATCTGGAAGGCTTCTAAAATTCGATCCGTATTGGTCATGGATTAGCCTCATAAAAGGCTTTGGCGAAATCTATGGGGCAATGGGATCTTTTCTGATCTTTCCCTAGACTCTCACGACCACTACATAACGTCATTCCACTAGGTAACTGATTAAAAAGAATGGGACGTATTGGTTGATTAAAATATCCCCACAATGCTGTCCTTTTCGAGTGTGGTGCACCATATTCCATTTGGTTGTAACTGAATGTCGGATTTCCGATAAACCAACGAAGGAACCCACTTGCAGGGTTTTCAAGAGCCCAGAATTTTAATGGACTAGTACCATTAGAATTTCCAATAAATGAGTATTGGCATTCCCATATAATTCTCAAACATTCTTTAACTAGCCTCATACCTTCTTTCAAATCCCTTGGAGATGCTGGATTTGTACGTGCAATAGAAAAGTGTGTGCAAGGCGGATTGGCAATAATCCCATACACTCCCTTGGGAGGGGTAAAGTTCTCAACTCCGATATCCTCTCCAATGATCCGCACGTCATAGCCAGCATCCCGGTAGGGCTTAGAATCAGAGCCTTCCTTGGCGCATAGATGCAGAATGATGCGGTCGGTGTTGGTCATTGGATTTCAATTTCTTCTAAGATATATTCCTGCTTCACGTTCTTTTTGTCGAAATAGAAA